ACTCGGTCAGCTTCACAACTCGGCACGTGATGAATGTCCGGATGTAACCCGAGCTGGTAGCTGAACTCGTCACCTTCGTGGACAGCGAACGCAGACAGAGACAAAACTTGTCCGGAACGACGGGCAAGGTCAATCATGCCGCGATAGCCAAGGATTAATTGGCACTGGTTACCGTAGGGAACCAGGTAGGCTTGACCAAGGGCAGACCCTGGTTCAAGACCAAGCTGAGCAGACTGCATGACCGCTCCCAAGAAAGATGCAGGAGTTGTGTTGAGGAGGGCCGGAGTCTTTCGCAATTCGGTCGCTGCAATTCTTGCCATGCGGTCAGCGCTCAGATGTTTCGGAACGGCCAAGGCCAGTTGCTTTTTGAACTGGTCAGAAAGAACCTGTTGCACGATCGCGGGGGCTTTCGTTTTGGGTTTTGCGACTGGAGCAGAGGGTGCGCCGACTGCTGCGGCGAGTTGGTCGGATGTAGACATAATTTAATTCCTATGAAAAAGCCCCTCGAACTGGAGGGGCTTTGGTTGATTAAGAGTTACGAGAAATAAGCCAGAGGCAAAAATAAAGCCCGCTTGTGCGGGCTTGGAGGGAATTTGGCTCGGTTGATCCGGCTCAACCGAGAAAGCCTTTTCTTGTTGCACCGTACTGTAGTGCTCGAAGCGAATATTACACAAAACCGCTCTTTTTATCAGTAGAAACCCTGCTCATTTTGTGTAGCCATCAACCTAAAAGGTTACGCGCACACACGCATGACGCGAGTGGAGCTCTCTTTTAGATAGTCAAAGTAATCATTCAGGTGTTCCTGTTTGAAAGAGTCTGAGTCGAAGCGCTTGGATGTCTGGGTCTTGTACGTCAAAACCTTCTTGCCGTCAAGCGTGAGAATCTCGTTGTCCTTCATGCTTATTGCAATTCTGGTTTTGAGCGCGTCCTGCTGCTTTTTAAGTTCCTTAATTTCACCAGCAATACGTGCATACTCACCATAATCAATAGCAAGCTCACCTTGAGCCTCCACAGCTTTTCCGTTACTTTTTCCATATAGCTGAAGTACGTCGTCAATGTTTATTGGGTCAGGCGGGATCTTTTTCAGAACGTTTTCGTTCCAGAAGCGGGAGCACTTTTCTTTGATCACTTGAAACACGTCCGGACGAGCATCTACCCAGTACATCCGGAAATCAGATCCTCCGATTAGAACCGCGAGATACATTCCTTTGAGCTTAAGAATGCCGCAGTACCACTGAATCTGAGTTTCGTAGTAAAGCGGAATTACGTGCTCTGTTCTCAGATTGTTTTGTTTAATCTCGAGCTCCTGGCTCGGGCCCCAAAGGTCAGCGGTAAAAGCGTTTGCCGTCTTAGCTTCAAATGCAACATCCGTGTTGATGATTCGCTCAACTCCGGTGATTTCGGCATAGCGCTCGATTTCTTCAACCTTCAGAAGGGGACGTACTTTTCCGGCAATCTCAGGATTGATAATTGCTCGGTCGATATTTGCAATCGCCCAAGGAGTTTCAGGGTCGGCGAACTGGTGAGAAACCTTTTGAACTCTCTTACCGGTGCGCAGCTGAAATTCTTTTGCGACAGTATCTTCGAGAACGGTTCCCCAGTAAGCAGGCTCAGACATTCCCTTGTCCTCAGAGAGACCGAGTTTGTCGTTCCAAACGTCGAGCGGCGTCTTCCACGGGTTCAGCCCTAGAACCGCTGCCACGTCCGATCCGCCGATTCCTGTGCGCCGACCCTCTAACCAGGTGGCTCTTTGCTCGTTAGTCATTTTTTCGGATTCCTATCAATAAAAAAATCTGTAAATAGTGCTGAAAAAGGGGTCTGCGGGAGGATTGGTGTTTTATCGTTTCTCAGGGCTAATTCTTCTTCGCGTCTTTTGCGATACCGTTCTTTGCTCTGCGCAACCCTCTTTTCTTTGTTTTTTGCGTAGTACTCGCGCTTCAGTTCTCGGTTGCGCTGTTTTTTGCGCTCAGCATCAGTAATTACTGCCATTCGTTTTCCTTCAGATACTCATCAAACAAAGGCTCAATTTCAGGATGTCGTTCATCCTCACCGTTCTCGGCCAGCTCGTTGATGTGCTCATCGCAATAGCGCGGGATGTATTTCTCAAAGAAATTTTCAAGGAGCCGTTCATATTCGGCTTGGCGCTTTTCTTCCTGCCAGGACGGCTGCCAGAGATCCCCAGGGCCTGGACATGTGCGAGGTGTTATCCGCATATTCCGAAACTCCGTTGAATGGCGTCTGCTGCTAATGCAACACAGACGATAGTGAGAATGAGAGCCATGGCAACAAAGAGCAGGCAGTAGTTATCTCTGTCTGCATTTTTCGCAGTCAAAAGTTTTTTCAGCATGATTGCCTCCGATAGGCAAAAGGCTCCCCACCTGAGCTCCAAGGAGTTCAGTTTGTTTACCGCTCAGGCGGGGATTTAAGAAGAGAAGTTAAGAGTTACGAGAAACAAGTTGTCTCATTCGGCCGATGAACCACAGCGGCTCATGCCAAACATCGTAGAAGCGGGAAGCGTCAGGGCGTCCCTGCCTGTAAGCTTCTTTTGAAGCCCACTGAATTTGCGGCTTGAACAAGTCATCAAAGTAGTAGATCAGAGACTTGATCGCCTGGAGCTCGTTGTCAGTGATGTAATGCTTGCTGACGGGGACGGCAGGAATGGCCGGAAGCGGGGCCGGATTAGAGGCGCTGATCGTGAGGTTTGGAAACTGGACGACGTATTTAGCGTGCACCTGTTTAACTGGCGCAGGTTGTTCTTGAACGTCAGGCACGTTGAAATCCGAAATCTTCAGGCCGTCAACGAACGCCAGCGCAGTCTCAAAATCTCTTTGCAGCAGGCAGGTGTAGCGCGGAATACGGAATCTCCGCTTGAGTGCTCGGTAAACAAAGCTGTAGTTTTTGTTTCCAAACAGGGCATGAGTTTTGCGCATCACGCGGCTGGAGAGCTCGTACTGTTGCTCGTTGCTTATCGTCTGAGTTTCGTTTGCGTGTTTTTTCTCGACATCTTTAAAGCCTCTTCGTACGTTAGCTTGTCGCTGATGTACGCGCCTTGTTTTCTGATCGCAGGAAGAACCTCATTTGTGACCCAGCGCTTGAATTGTTTTGCCTTCGGAAGTTTCGAGCCGAAGATCAAGGCGTAGAGACCGCTTTCGTTTACGCAGTTGACCAGTTGTTTGCGGTTGAGTCGGTCGAGCATTTCGACCTTTGTCACATCCTCAGGGTCGCAGTGTTGCGCAACTGCGTTTTGAGGTTTTGCGTAACCTAGAATTTTGCAAACTTGTTGGGCAATGAAAAGAGGATTGAGAACGTCCCCAAGAATCGTGAAGGATGATTCTTCGAAAGTGAAGGCTAAAGTGTTTGACATCTAATGTCTCCTAATGCGTGTTTGAAATCCTGCGCCACACGCCAATGTGGTGAGCAGGAACTTTCGGGTTGGCGTACCGTCATTAGGAAACGGCGTATCTTTCGATACCCCGAAAGTCCCGCTCGTAGAGACTTTAGATGGTGCCCTGTTTCAGGGCATCATGCCGACCAGCCATAAAAAAACGCCTTTCGGCGACTGATCGCCTAATGTCGGGACGCCAATCCCGTGTCCGTTTTTTACGGACAAGATAAGTTTAGCGACTTTCATGGAGACTTGTAAAGGCCTTAATTTTTAACATCTGGATAGATGTCTCGGTCAATCGTTTGCCACACCAGATCAGAAATGAAATTCGACGCATACTCTTTAAAGAGCGCCTTGACTTCCTTCTGGGCCTCAGCAGTCGAAACAACGTGAGCCAAATCAAGCGTTATCTCTTTCTTTCCATAGAGAAGAGCAGAGACCACAACGCGCTCTGCATACGCAAGAGCATCAGTGAGACAAATTGCAGAACCTCGTTCTTTCAAAATGTCTTCAACAGCAACATCAAAAATCTGTTTTTGTTCATCTACTAACAGGTCCATTTTTCTCTCCTTAAAACCATGTAAAAAAGACCACATTCAAAAGCTCCCTTAAGCGCTGAACTGGAACTAACAGTTATTGGTAAAAGCCTGGGGAGCTTATGAAGATGGTCTGAAGAAGCCCCGTCTTTCCGGGGTGTCACTGGTTTTAAAGATCCAGGCTGGATTCGTTTTCCTCAAACGCTGGCCGGATATATTCGACCTGCGGAAGGAACTTAGTCAGAACCTCGGAAATTACTTCCTTGCAGATCTTGAGAGTTTCAAAACAATGATTGTTCTCTTTCTGCATCTCCATTGGCTTGACTGAGTTTTCCGCTGTCTGGTTAGGATATTTGTATTTGAAATCCTCAAACCAGATATTGAATAACTTGGCGTCACTGTCATAGCTGATCGAACCGATCATCACGGCATCGTAATAAACCAGCTTGGCCTTGAGACGTTCTTCATCCAGCCACTCCCGATCTTCCGGAAACTCGTGAACGAATTTCAATTTTTTGGGTTCAAATTTCATAATTAACCTTGTTTACAGGTAACAAAAAAGCCCGCCGAAGCGAGCTTTTGAGTTATTCGAAAATTTCTAACAGCTAGTTAGCCTTTGTGTGCAAAGTAGAGAATTGATCCAGCCATCACGCAGAACACAACCAAGGCCAGAATCATTGTTGCAATCCATACATTCATTTCAAGTACCTCTCTTCGAGATAAACCAAACACAAAGCCAGGAGG